CTTCAAGTTTTTGTCTTAAAATAGCAGAATGGCTTGCTGAAGGTGTGCCACTGTCTGTTGTAACAGCAACCTTAAGCGAGTTTGTGAAGCCTTGACTTGCTGGGGTATCTGTTGACTGTGAAGTGGTTATAACCGTACTTCCACTTTCAATAAAGTTCCACCTGTCACAAGCGGTATAAGCACTGGTCTGATTGGTTTGGGTACCCCTCTGCGAACAGGCCATATTTCCGTTGATGATGAGGTTTGACCCTTGCGCCCCAGCCGCAGATGCAGTATCGGCAACTTGATCAATAGTAAATAATTCAATCCACGCATCATCATTGGCATTACGCATTTTCAAAATATCAGTGGTCGTGTCATACCAAAGCTGATACGCATATGTGGTCGATGGCGCAGTTGCACCGCTATTTTGGCTGACAATAGCCGCAAACACGTTGTTCAAATCTGTGCGTGTATTTGGAAACGTCTGGTTTGCAATAGTGTAATCGTGTTGTGCCATTTAAAACCCCGTTGCAACATAATCAAACAACCGATCAACCGCGCTATTCCCGCTGTCATAAAACGCGATTGTGAAGCCGGTGGCTGATTTACTTGTTATAGCATAATAGTCGCCGCTTTGCATATCCCCGACCGATATAGACACCGCCAGCAGCGTTTTAAACGGTGTCGTAAATGTGATCGCCTTTGCGCCAGTTCCAGACTGTATATCGCTATCGCTTTCGGTGCGGGTTGGTAACTGTACCTCTGCGCTTAATTCTTCGATGGCTGGTGTCTCATCGCTTTCAGTTGTTGATAATTCAGCCCTAAACCGCAAGGCGCGTGCAGTGTAATTGCCAACAATAAATGGCCGGTATGCTGTCCAAGTGGGTGATCCAGCAGGGTCATCTGTGGTCGTGCTAACATACAAATCAACGTCTGTTGCACCAGACACCGGCGTGCCGCTGTGCTGTGAAATCTGTGACACTTTGACGGTTGCGTCAACTGTGCCGGTATAGGTCGCAGTCAGATCGATGTAATTAGCAAAATCATATGTGCCGGATGACACAATAAAGCCGGTGCCGCCATCAAACAGACCTGCAGCATCGTCAAAATTTCCAGCAACGCTATCGAATAGATTGCTTGTGTCTAATTGCAACTTGTCATCAATCACGATCACATCTGTTTTTGTGCCGGTAAATGCAGTGTGTTCAACCACGTTATCAACAAAATTAAACCCGTTAATAGCATCAACCAGCGCAATACTGCTGGCGGCGTTCTGTGATACGCGACCAAACTTGTCCACAGCTTTGCAGAAATATGTGCCGGTCATCGCTGGCACCACAGTGGTGTTAGCTGGTCGTGATACCTTTTTGACGATGGCGCGGGTGTTGTTATAGGTCGCACCAGTTGTCAGCGGTGAATGCCGAATGATGTAATGTGATAAATCAGCGTCTGTCACCGGCGTCCAAGATAAATCGGCTTGCTGACCAACGATATTAACGCTGAAATTTGTCACGTCAGACGGGTCATCTGCTTTGCCAGATACTGTATGTTGCACGTCTGTAAATGCTGTTCGTGATATAGAACCAATACCGCGCACGCGGATGTCATATGTCACGTCTGATTTCACGTTCGGTATTGTGAAAAAGCCGCTAGACGAATAACCAAGCCCGATGTATGTGCTATCTGTGCTTTCTTTGTATTGCGCTTCAAAGTTGACAACTTGTGGCGTGGTGCTTGACGCTGTGACCTCAATGACCGCCACCGGCTGCTGGTTAATCGTAACCACGTTTTCATCTGTTGTCACAGTCGGGGCGGGCAACGCAAACGGGTCTGGCAGGTTTGTGTTGTCTGTGATGAAATCTTGTTCATCAGCGTCCCAATCAAACACCGCGCTGTTTAATTCACGCAATGTCAGATCGACCCCGATAACCGGTTGATCATTCGCACCAACATCAACCGCTAACGACCATTCGCTGACCTCAAACACTTTACTACTAAAACCAAGCCGGTCGTTTGTCACCATTACTGTGTCACCAACAGCCAGCTTAAATGCTGATATGGTGCAAGGCATCGTCATTGTGATCTGTTGTCGGTTGCGGAATAGGGCAATCTTGGCCAGACGCTGTGCCATAGCCGGATCAGTCGTGAATGGCAGATCGTAATCTAAAAACTTGGTGTCGCCACCATCTTCAGTGACAAATGTGCTTGAAACATATGCAGGGTAATCTGTCGGCACATAAAACTTGCCATCTGGATTTGCTGAAAATGGTGCAAATACACCTTTCACTGCATTGTAGTTGTCGCGTGCGCTGCGGCGGGTTTGCAAGGATATAGCCCCGCGCAAATTATCCTCATCAAGCGTGATTGTTGGCGCAACATATTTAGCAACCTTCAAATGAAACTTTCCATTTGCAAAGTGAATGGTGCCGCCACAGGCAGTCAAAAGCTGCTCAAGCACCTGTTTCGGGCTTTGATTGGTGTTAAAGGTGCCGTGAACCTCATATCGGTTCTGTGTGCCGCCACCGGCCAATGTCACTTGCTCATCACAAATATTTGCTGCGGTAATAAAGCTGGCGTCATCAATTTCTGACGCATTTGCGCCAAATCCATATGTGGTATCTGTCAGGTAGTCGCGGATCGCCAGTGCCGGATTTGATGAAAATGCAGTGGTGTCATCACGCGGATCAAATAGTTTTTTGCCCTGCACCAAAACTGACAAATTCGGCACGCCAGTTGGGTAAGCGTCGCGGTCATATTCTAGCTTCATATAACAACAAGCAATGCCCTGCAAACGGTGGCTGCTTGTCCATTTATTGGACGCTGACGCCAATTCGCTGAATGCTGTTTGTGTTGTTGTGCCTTTTCTTGTGGCAAGTTGAAACTTGCCCTGATATGGGCTTGTTGTTGTGCCAACTAATGTTTCGCTGTCGCTAATCGACAACCGCACATCATTTAAATAGAAAATGTTATAATCATCAACTTCGTGTGAAGCCACAGCCAAAACAATATGCAGAAACTTGTCATCTTCAGTGCTGTCGATAAAAACAATAGTGCCACCAACGCGCACAAGCCCATAAATAACATTGCGGGGCTGTGTCGGCTGTTTGACGTTTTGCGTTCTTCTTAAGCCGTTCGATTGGAAATCACCCAATGAATAGCTTGGCAGTTCTGGTTTTGGTGCTAGTGCTTGGCTTGCAACACTCAGAGCCGCTGTAGCAGCGACAGAAACCCCATATGCTTGTAATGCGGTCAATCCAAGAATTGTGCCGCCTGTTGCATAGGTCAGAGCAACTGTCGCCGCCGCTGTGATCAACGTGGTTGGGTTTGTGATTTGTTTTATAAAACTCTTAAAAAAGCCCATTTAACCGCCCCAAGTGATTTGTTTGTCTTGCAAGCTGGCCACCATCTCTAGCCCCTTGTCATTAGGGTAGTCAATTTTTTGATCTTCACTTGTGAAGCGTCTGCTTCGGCTGCGATCCAAATCAATCAATCTGCTTTCTGCACTGACATTTATTGTTGCGGTCGCGCCAGCATCTTCGATGGTCATCACATCCATTCGACCGCTGAACATCGTGTATGGTGTATCGATAATTGCACCGCTGTCATTCAAAAAGCCAAAAAATACTTTTAACGATCTGCCCTGATAGCTTTCCGATAATGCCGCAGACACCAAACTGCTATCCAAACCAGATAACGTGATATTGACGCCGTTTGCTTGCACTTGGCTTGTTTCTGCAATTTCGCTTAAATTCAAATATGTTGCAGATCCAACATAGGTTTCGCTATCAATTGTGATGTCGCCGTAACCGTTCCAAACAGTTACAGTGCCACCATCAAAATCCATACGCACAGCAAAAAACGGCTGAACCTCGCCAGCCGCTAATTCAGCTTCAAAGTTCGATCCAATCGTTCTAGCCATTAAAGTGCCTCAATCGCGCCAAACGACATTGTGTAAAAACCGGCGGTGTCGATGTTCCAGTTGTGTGTCGGCGTGGATAGCCGGAAAACACCTTTTGCGTCAGACACAACGACTGTTGCACCATCAGCCGGTGACGACCGCAGATCTGGCCATATGGTCAATGTCGCTTCCCCAGATGCGTTGCTATTGACATCATCTAGCACTTTGTAAAGCTGTGCAGTATCCGCGCTACCAAGCTGAATGTAATCACCCGCCAGCAGATAGCCTGTCGCAGACGCTGGTAGACCGTCTATAGCCAGTTCATCACCTGTCTGGCTTGCACCGTTCACAACTGGCGTGCCAGCCGCTGACGCTGCACTGCCACGCGGTGTGGCTGCATTCGGATCGCCAAGCAAAAACGTACCAAAGCCGCCATATTGCTTCATAAAAAACGTGATCCATTCTTCGGCGTCTGCGCGTTTCATCAGTGGCAGATTTATGTCAGCTTCCCAGCGTTGACCTTGGTGCCGGTAAACCGTTAGCTTATAGTTATATGGTGATGTCGTGACGCCAACAGTATTGACTGCGGTCAGGCTGACTGTTGCCACATTGGTGTTTGTCGGCATTGATAGTGGGTAGGTGATTGCCATAATTAACCCCCAAACGCCGCGCTAAACGACCCACCGCGCCGCTTGGCATCCAAAACCGCGCCTTTAGCCGCTTGTGCGATCTGCGGCAACATATTGGTCATCTCTGCACGCACTGTTTGCTGTACGCCGGTTGACAAATTGATCGTTTGATTAACAACGACACCACCGCCAATTTGGTTATTTGGAACGATGCTGCCAGACTGGTTCGGCACAAATAGTTCGCGGCCACGTTCACCGACCATATAAGGCGTGTTTTTATTGACCTGACCGCCCATTGCGCGTGGTGCAGGGTAATACACACCAGCAGTGCCAGCACCGCCACTGACCCCGCCAACACCGCCACTGAACAGACCACCAATCGCACCAGCAAGCACGCCGGTTATCTGCTGCTGTATAAATATCCGCATCAAATCGCTGATGATGCTTGCAGCCATAGATTTAAACGCATCTTTGACCGACATCGTGCCTTGCATAACGCCAAGCAAACTGTCCTCAAGCCTGTTAAGACCTTGCACCGCCATATTGTCTAACTGTTGCGTTGTATTGCGTGCTGCTTGTGCATATTGCTGCAAGCCGGTTTTAGATTTGTTCACAGTAAATGAAACGCCGGTTGCGCTTGCTTGCACCCGCTGGAAACCGTTTGCCAGATTTTGTATTGGCTGGCTTGCTTGTTGAACTGTAACACTTGCCGCTTTGATATTGCCGTTGACATCCATCACAGCTTTGCCAGCGTTTTCCATATTGAACACAATGCGATCAATATCTTTTTCTAACGCTTCGCCAAATGTAAATTT